GCTCAAACTCTTCGTCTTCTGGTGTCCTCATGCATATGCTCCACATTGAATAAATTAAAAAAACAAAACCGAGTGCGGCCACCCAGTGGGTGTGCATTGTCCACCCGTCCAACAACACAAGGAACCAGCCCGTTGCGTGCATCACCATGCCTTGATAGGTGTTCACATCGTGGCCTTTCCTTCTGCCCTGTTGTTCGCCTGCTCAGTGCGCCAGATTTCTACGCGTAATTCTGCGGCAACAATGTCCCACTTCAATTTTTCCTCAATTTCAACAGCGGCCTGCAAACCCTTTAACAACTCAACCATCTCTGGGTGTGCATAAGCCTCTCGCTCCTGCGCACCGATAGCAGTCTCCATGCTTCGCTTCATGAGTATTCCCTTGAGGGACTTGCGGTAATGCTCGATGTATGTGCGCTCTGCCTTCGCACGAGCAAAGAGCGCGGCGTGCTTCAAGATGTAGTCCACCGCCTTGTGCGGGTCGCGCTCTTCAGAACTCATAGATGCTCCCTTTATTTTTGCGGCGTCGCTTGATGACCATCACAACAAAAGCCACAAAGCAAATCCAAAACATGAAGCCACTCATTGCCATGAATGTCCAAAAAAAATCTCCGAATGATTCAAACATTTATTCCTCCCGTGGTGGACGACTGCACGCCCAAAAAAATGCACAAACAAAAATTACAAACAACCAACTCAACGCACCACTGATTGCAAACACAATCAACATGATGTTCCAAATGTCACTCAAACTCATCTAGTCTCTCCTTCTCTCTCATCATTGCTTCCGCCTGTTGATACGCCGCATATGCAATCTGATCTGGCTTTGCATTCTTTGGCGCTATCTGCATAAACGAATGCATCGCAACCAATGCCAAGACATCAATCCATTCTGGTTCTTGTTTCATTCAATCTCCTCAATCTTGATCTTCAACATCCCACCGATGTCTGGTGCCCAGTAGATGCGCAGGTCAACGATCTGTGAATCGTCTTCATACACACCAGCATGAGCCAGACCATCAAGGGTTGCTTTCAACAGGTTGTCTAAATCCCTGCGTCGCTTGTCTGGCCTCCATGCCTCGATCACCACACGCAGTGACCCCGTGAAGTGCCTGATCTGTTTTTGTAGAGTCATCTGGTCACCAACAGTCTCGCGGTACTCACGGCCTTTTGCACTGATGATCATGCGGCCATTAAAGTTGCGCCAATAGGTGTTAACAGATGGCGGCCACGGCAATGTGATCTCAATCATTGACTGGTCTCATGCGATGGCGGATAGCCTCAGACAATTCCTCTTGGCTCCATTCAAGAGCAAGGTCAGCGCAAGCGTTGCGCTCAATCAAAATTGCCTGCTTGCTGGTCTGAATTGCAATCGCCATGATTTCGGCCTTGGCCTCAGTCAACGCCGCATCAAACTCAGTCTGCGTAAATAACTTCATGGCCCCAGAGTTGCCAAGTAGTTGCCTTGCTAAAGGGCTAAGTTCAGCGTCTTGCTTTGTCATTTCCATTCTCCATCGTTACCTCGGTTACCTTTAGACCATTGGTCTCTAACATCTTGCTCAAGCGTTGATTCGGGATGAAGTTGGTTCCACCCCTTATGCCATCGCCCAGTGTGGTCACTGTAGCCATTGAGCCAACGGTATGCACCATCACGATCTTTAATGCGCATCTTGATGACCTCCCGAACGAGACAGCGGTGCATATGCTCACGGTCTCTTGCTCTTTGCTCCTCTTTGTCATTCAAAAGCGCCCCCGATTATCAAAAGACATTGGCACGCTGTTGTCGTACTCGACAAACTGTTGGCTGTCTTTGTGATACCAAAGCGAATACCAATCTTCTGCTTCGCCGTTTCTTTGCTTCTCGCACATCAGCATGGCGTCAGGAATCATTGGATCGACTGGGCCAGTCTGCGCTTGATGTTCTTTCTTTTTATTGCGCCAGACCATCAACACATTGTCAACTTGGTCACTGATCGCGCCCGACCCTTTGATGTCGTTTTTGTTTGGTTGAATCTCTTCACTCGCCAACTTGCGAATGTGATGAATCAAATGGATGTGAACATTGTGATCACGCGCCAGCGATGTCAGTTCATCAACAAACATCTTCTGCGCGTTGTAATCGTCTTCACCAGATACGCACTTCATCAGCGAGTCAATGAAGATATGTTGCACACCTAACTCGACGGCGCTGTAACGAGACACAGCAATGACCTGCTGTGATGTGACCGTGCCCTGCTGGTCGTACAGCCACAACTTGCCGTGCGAGAAGTCCTGCAACCTTGTGACCAAGTCCATTAAGTGCTTTTGCTTGTTCACATACATCGGGTTGTAAATGTTCTCGCCTGCAAACTGTCGAAGCATACGAGTCAGCGTGCGCTTGGGTTTCATCTCAAACGATGCAATCATTACGCGCTGGCCCTGCTTAATCAGATGCAGTGCAATCTGACCAGTGACCATTGACTTGCCGCCACCGTTGCCTCCAGCGTACAGCGTCACCTCGCCTGCGCGAAACCCAAAGCCTTGATGCGTCTTCGGCCACGGCATTGTTTGATGCGGTTCTTCTTTAGGGTTAATGAAGTCTTCGCGCACCTCTTCTAAAAATTCCATCGCGCCGCGCACCTTTTGGCCTACATCGTTGGCCTTGATGTACTTCTCGAAGTCAACCTCATCAGGCTTGACAATCCGAATGCGACGCGCCTCGTCCAATTCCTTGGCCCGCTTTTGTATTTCAGACACCTGCATATACCACTACCTCCTCAATTCGCTGTTGTGCCACTTTTAATCGCTCCATATCCTCATTGCTGAGTCGCCTGCCCTTGCTCATGTCGTATGCCGCAATCATCACCACCAGACACTCAAACGACGCAATGCGTAAAAGGTCGCTGGCGTAGAACGCGGGTTTCATGCTGGGCTTGCCCGTCACCGGGTAATCCTTGCGCTTGTCATCTGATGGGAATAGGTCAGTCAAGTCCATGCCAATCGCACCAAGCACCTCATGCACTGCGCATCCACCAAAGCAATGCACCAGAACTCGACCGTCTTCGGTTTCCCGAACTGACAGCGAAGGTGACTTATCTTCGTGCGCTGGGCACTGTGCAGTCCAAGAACCGTTACGGCCTCTGACCTTGCCCAGTCTTTGAATTAAATTTTCAACTTTGCTCATTTCAATTCGCTTTTAAAAAAGGCTTTTTTGCCTTGAGTTAAACGGCACTTGTTTGTCGCCAAAAATGTTGCTACGCCACAAAGTAACCGATGGCATATGGTTGTGAGAGTGAACTGGCTCAACTTTAGAAACAGGAGAAATCCAGCCCATTTGTTGCATCGCCCGTGCCCCACTGACCCAAGTGTTGTGGTGTAAATTGCTTGGCAAATGCAAACCCTGCAATTCGCACTGCGCCCTAAATTCATCCCCCATGACAACAGGACGCATCAGCAAAAGGTTTTGCATGATTTCCAAATACTGCTCGACAAAAATGGGGGAAGCACGGTATGCCTTACCCCAACATTTATCAGCCAGAATCAACGCCTGCTTCATGCGCTCTGTCATATCACTCTCCGGGCTGTGGCCTGCTGTTGTCCTGCGTCGTCTTCCCATCGGCGCTGGTTGATGTAGGTCAAGGGCGCAGGATCAAAACCTGTTGTCCACTGCTCAGTCTTCTTCAGTCGCGTTACGCTGGCAATGATGGTGTCGGCCACCATGTCGAGGTTATGCTTGTCCCACTTCTTCTCGCACTCGGCGCGGGCAACCTTCCTTTTTGACGAAGGCCACGCAGACCAGAATTCATCAAATCGCGATGTTGTCGGTGTTACCGACGATATATTCTTATTCTGTATCTGTATCTGTTTAGGGTTAACCTTCGGTTTTGATTCGGTTATCGATTCGGTTTTCTTCGGCCTGCCGCCTCGCTTTCCAAGTTGTCGATTATTTTCGACCTGATGTTGATACTTCGCGATTTCCATGTCACAACGACTGTTGCGATACCCGTCAACACCCTTGTCAAAAAATTCCCCCAAAACCGATTCGGTTATGTCCAAATCAAGGCGTATTTTGCGTGCAACCGATTCGGTTTCAAGTGGGATTGGCTTCTCGCTGATATAGTACAAATCAAGC